GATCTAGGTACAATTTTAATTGTTTGTGAAGTTGATATCGGTAATAGTATTATCATATATAGATAATCAAAAAAAACCTATTCTGTTTTAAATAAAAAAGCCCCACTAAAAAGTGAGGCTTTTATACAAATTAAGGATTGATTAGTTTCCTCCTCCTGGTATTCCTGATGGATCATCATCAACATCTACATCAGTAGCAACTCCAGGCACAACAGTAATTGTACTTGCATCTCCTAAAGTTAATTGAGTATCTGTTTCAGCAGTAACAGAAATAAAGTTAGCAGGTTGTCTTTCTTGAGCAGATAAAGTTAAATTATATCCACTTAAATCTCCCATTGCAGATCCAGTAGAAATAGTTCCACCAGTTACATCAGCTCCGTGTTCATTACCTACATAGAAATAATTATCGTTATTATCTTTTACAATAATGTGTGGTCTTCCAAAAGACAATAATTTAATTTCTTTATGGTCTTTTAGTGTTAATTTAGGTAAAACTAATGTTAGAACTTGCTCAAAGAATGTTCCTCCAGTATCAGTAGAAGAGTTAATTGTTTGCTCTAAATTAGAATTGCCTTTAAGATCGTATCTGTAAGCAGAAAGTCCAGATCCAAGCCCATCAATTTCATCTGTATTAGTACTGTCATAAGCAACATCAGTTGTACCATAGTTGATAAAATAAACGGCTTTTATACCTCCTACTGAGTCTTTACACGGTCTTTGTCTTCCTTGTGTTAAATCGCAACTCATATTATTATTTTTTTATATTAAAAAGGCGGCGTTAGCCGCCCTTTTGTTAAACATCTATTTTATTTATTATGCTAGTGTAAGTAATGCTAAGTCACTTCCAATACCATATTGAACTCCACTTGTAAATCTCATAACTATTCTTACGTTTTGAGATCCATCAAGATCAGCCATATCGATAACTTTTACTTCGTTGTGATCAGATAATAATCCTGTTCCAAAGAATAAGTTAGATTTTTCACCTGCAACAATGTGGTCAGATGGCATACCTGGAGTATAAACAACTTCGATACCTTCGAAAGATAATGAAGCATTGTTGTTATACCATTGGTTTCCTTCAGCCTTGTAACCAGCAGCACCTAATCCGTTAGCACCATATCCACCTAAGTGTCTGATGTAAGCTTGCCAAGCAACTGGTGGTACAAATAATTTTAAGTCTTCTTTTCCGTAAACTGCGTTAGGAACAGCGTCAACAACGTTACTTAATAAACTAACAATGTTAGAAGAAGTAAATGAAGTTTCAGATCCGTTAGAAGCATCGTTAACGTCTCCATCAGCTCCCATAAGAACTGTAAATCCGTCAAATTCACCAGCGTTTCCGTTTACACCGCCCCAAATATTTTGCTCAGTTTTCTCAGCAACTTTAGAAGCAACGTGAGAAATTAAGAAGTCACTAAATTTAGGAGGTAGTTTATCAAATGAAGAATATCCCATTTGAATAGCTTCCCAGTCAGATCTAAAGTCTTTTTTACAAAGCTCTATGTTTACTTGGAATTCTTCTGGTTGAAGGATTCTTTCAGTTAATGTAATTGCACCTGTGTCTGTAAAATCACAAGAAGCATCTTTAATTAAGTTTGCGTCTGTTGCAACTTTCTTAATTACTTCTTTGTATTTTACATTTGGTTTAATCTCAATGCTTCCTTTGTCAAGTGTAGCACCTGATAATAAAGCAGCAGAAATGTACTTACCTGCAAATTCGCCAGCATAAGTACTTGTAATTGATGTAGTAGTAGCCATTTTTTATTTATTTAATTTTAATTATTTACGATATTTTACTTAGAACTCTATCCATTAGAGTTTTAGTTCTATTTTGAGCATAAAGATTTAAACTCTTTTTCTCTACAGAAGATTCAGGATCGTGAGCGATCGGTTCAACTGCTGGTTCTTGAGAAGATAATTGCTCTGGAACTTCAGGCATATCTTCTTGCATTTTAAGACTATCTACTAAGGCTTTCATTTCAGCCATAGCTTTTTCTAGATCTTCTTTTGTTGCGTATTTAGACATAGGATCTTCTTTTACTTCTTCAATAATTTCATCCTCTTCTAATTTTTTCTTATCATCATAAGAAGCATCAACTTCTTCAGATAATTGAGTTTCTGATTCAGTATTCTCTACCTCTTTGACTTCTTCACTTAGAACAACTTCTTGTTCTTTTACTTCTATTTCAGAAGTTTCACTTTTAACCTCTATTTTAGGGGCTTCAGAATTTGATTCTTCACTAAGAAGAACATTCTTGAATTTTTCTACGATATCTTTTGCATTCATAATAAAAATTTATATATAGTTAATTAATTAGTTATCTATCTGTTGTATTTTTGGTTAGTTAGCAGCACTACAAGCATCACAATCATTATATAAGGTTGCTGATTCTATATGATGTTCTCCGCTAGAAGAAACATTAAGTACAGTATAACAATTACTGTGACCTGAATTCTCAAACTCTAAATAGTACACATTACCAACCACAAGTTCGGTATCGTGTAAATGAATCTCTTTACGCATAGAATGATCACATCTTTGCACTCTATAATAGTACTCATCTTCAGAAGGGCTTTCTCCTTTTATTTTACCTACTCCTTGGGACTGTAAAGATCCATCACAACATTTTCTTGAGTAAGTACCATCTGGACATAAACAGCCTCTTCTATTAGATCTGGGTGTTGCTCTTCCTGGAGTTTTAAATCTTTTTATCATTTTTTACTGCTTTTAGGATGTTTAGTTGGTAATAGATCATAATCAGTAGTATATTTAGCATTTTCTGGTCTTCCATTTCTTACTAAATACATAAAAGCATTTACTCTTGCGTGCGCCCATTGTGAGGCTGATTTTACGTTAGGAGAATGACTTGTATTAAATGCTCCTAGTCCTCTTTGAAATACTGAGGCTAGCATACCAACAGTTATACCATAACCTAATTTCTCCTTATATCTTTCATTAAAATCGTCAGCTTTCTTTTTCAAAGCTGCACGATCTTTAGCTGAAACCTTAGCACCTTTTTTACCGGAAGCATCTCCTTTTGCACTTCCTTTTCCTTTAGGATTAGTATTAGGTGTATCTGATTTAGGAGCCTTAGGGCTTTTTTTTATTCCTCCTTTTGGCCCAACCTCAGCTAGCTTGTGATATTCACAAGGCATATACCAAGTTTTACCTTCAAAATCGTGTTCGTGTGATCCTTCACATCCTAAATCTAAAGCAGCACTTTCAGCTGCTTCTTTACTAGAATAAGCTAATCTATTATCTATTATCGCAAATTCTTCGTCTACTATTACAGACTTTAATTCTAATTCGCCAAGTTCTCTTAACTTGCCTCTTGACCAATTTAATCCAGCTTTACCTCCCCATAATAAATAAGATATAGTTCCGCAAGCTTTGCTATCACTAGGATCATAATAAGTTTCTGCTCTACTTAAATAACTATACATTCTTTTTATAGTAGATACAGAAAGTTTCTCTCCTCTTGCTAATTGTTGCGCTCTAACTTTTCCTACGGAAGTAGCGCATTTATTATTTACTTTCTTATTAAGTTCAATACCTCTTTTAGCATTGTTTCTAACTCCAGATCCATAGTCACTATAAGTGGCCATATCTACTTCTAATATATCAGTTAATTCTTCTATAATAGATAAAGCTTCTAGTTCCTGATCTTGTTCGTATTTAATTGCATCTATAAAATGACCTTCAATAGAAAATCCTTTTACCTTACCAGACTTAACATAATTATTCCATACATCATCATTATTTACTTTCATAGATACCATCCAAGTACCTACAGGCAGATTAAATCCATATTTATTAGACTTGTCTTGTTTCTCATCTTCTATTATCCAAGACTCGACAACAGAAAGCCCATTAAGTTTAATCTCGTGTTCTAAAGTAGAATTATTTTGATTACCTTTAGTCAAGAAAAGCTCTGAGGCTTTCTTGACGGTATCTTCACTAAAATAAATAAAATATTCTTGTTCACCGAACTTTCTAAATATCTTTTTATTAGGTATTAAAGCTGGCCCCATTATTATTTTCTTATCCTTGTCTACTTCAGCTAATTTTACCTCTTGAGACTTAAGAGCAATAAAATCTTCCTCTATTGCAGGGTTATCAACTATTGATATTGCTTGTATTCCGGCGATATCGCTTTCTTCATCGATAATTAATTCTATTATTTGTGCTTCTTCCATAATAAGTAAATCTTTTTTTTAGTATTTTGTTTTTATCCTATAGCAGAACCTGTTATAATATTTCTGTCTAATTCTTGTGCTGTAGTTATATCATTACTAACTACAAAAGCTTTTACCGGTTCACCTGTTCTTTGAGCAATAGCTTGGCCTAACTGAAACTGTTGTCCTGTACCTACTATATTGAATGAAGGTGCTTGTTGACCAGTACCTGTTGATCCTCCTATTCCTCTTGTTTTTACAGCTCCAGGGGCAGCGCTAGGTACAAATTGAGTTTGACTTATAGCGTCAACTTGCTTTAATCCAAACGCTGTTGCTGCTGTTGCTGCGGCAACTGCTAAGGCAGGCCCAACAATAGGTATCCCAACTAATGCTTTATATGCTTTAGTTGCCATCTCATATGTCGCTATTAGTGTCTCTACTATAGATACTGATTTCTGTATTTTGAATTGTCTTTCTGCAAGCTCATCTCTTTTTTCCTGTAAAGCAACTTCATTAGCTTCTATTTCGTTGTATATAGCTTCTTTTTGATCTGCTGTTAATTGTTCGTTTCTTAACCTCTTTTTTAATTCATTATTTAATAAAGTAGTTTTTCTTTCTTCAGCAGATATCTCAGCATCAATTTGAGCTAAGCTAGCGCTTATGGCTAATCCAGCAATCTTTGCTAGTTCCTCTGCTGCCTTACCTATGTTATCTCCAAAGTGTTTTAAGAATGCTTGAAATTTAGTCAAGGTTTCTTCTTTCTCTTCTACGTCTTCTTCTAGTTGATCCATTGCGGACTTTCCTGATAATTGCAATTCTTCTTCGGCAAAATCTCCAAGAATCTTCATTCTTCTTTTATGATAATTTTGCTCTATAATAAGCAGTTGATCTTTAGTAGCGCCTAAAGTTTTAGCTTCACCTATAGCATCGGCTTGTTGCCTATTAACTCTTCTTAATGCTGCTTTTATTTCATTGTCTTCTAAAGCATCTATTGTTTTGTTTTTTTCATCAACTAATAATTGCCTTAAATCATTTTCATTATTTATTCTTTCTCCTTTCCTTTGATTTGCATAGAAATTTGTTATTCTAAGAAGTTCTTTTTCGTGTAATTCTTCTATCAATTGTAAAGCTTCAGCATTCTCTCCAGCTTTCTTTTTTGCATCTTCGGTTTTATAACCTAATTGCAATATTTCTAGTTCTTCATCAGTTAATAATCCTAATGATTCTATTTGTCTTTTTAATCTTCTTATTAATTCATTGTCTTTTTCTGCTTGTTTGTCTGCTTTATCTTGAGCATCTTTTTTAGCTCTTTCTAACCTGGCCAATAGTTTTGAATATTCTTCAGACTTAAGATATGTTTCTGCTTCTACTGCAAATGATTCTTGTTCAAGAATATATAGATCTAATCTTTTTTGAGCTATTTGAACTGGAGTCAAACCTCCGGTTATTCTTCCTCTTTCTATTTCTTTTCTTAAGTTTATTATACTTTCAGCAGCTTGATCTAAGAAAGGGGTAGATTCTTTTAATGCTTTTAAATTGTTCCATAGATTAGGATCGGTGAAGTCTATTGCTGCACCTGTGGTATCTTCTATTTGCTTTCTTAAATCCTGAAAAGCTTTATAAGCTACAGATTTTTCTCCTACTCCAGCAGCAACTAATTCTATAGTCCCCCTCATAGCCATCAGTCTTTCTACTAACTCTTGGAACGACTCATCTTGTTTATTTATCTCTTCATTATTTTCTCGTATCTTTTCAATTAAATCATCATAAGTTTTAGTTAATTCTTTTGTGGCCTCATTAAGTTCATCTGAGCTTTTGAATACAGACATAATCTGATCCTGAAATTGTTGCAATAATGATATTAAAACCTGAAATACTAATATTATGCCTAATGGCCCCTTTGCCATTTGAGCAAAAAGTAAATTTAATGCTTTTGTGGTTCCTCCAGTTTTAGCAACTAACGTTACAAATAACGTTGATAACTGAGAAAGGTTGTTTGTTATCGCTGTAATACCAAAAGGTAAATCAGATATGGTTCTACCAAATTCCACTAAAGTTGCACCAGCTAAACCAGCAGAAGAGATCATATCTTCATTTGTCTTACTAGCTTTCTTCATAGTAGTATTCATTCTATTGACTGTTTTTTCAGCCTTTTTGAATGAATTATTCATCTTTTCTACATTGTCTGTTATGCCTGGTATTTTAGCTCGTAGTTCTCCATCTACAAGTTTAATTTCTATTACAAATTCGTTTTTATTAGCCATTAGTACGTCTTTTTGTTTTGTTTATTGCTTCTCTTATTGTTTCGGGAGCTTCATATTTACCCTTTGCTATATCTATGTAAGGTGAAACACCATAATAATCATCTAATTTTAATAAGTCTAGTATATTCTTTAACATTAAAAATCATTTAGTAACTCAATTTCACTTTTACCGTTCTTCATATTGGTAGTTATTGAGTTTATTTTATATTTTTTTTCATTTATTATTAATCTATCGGCCAAAGTAAGCTTTATAAGCAGTTTAGCGGGCAGAAAAGCAGATATCTTAGTCAATCTATTCTTAGAGTCAAAAACATCGCTTATATACGTTTTATAATACGTTTCAAATAATGTATTTTCAAGTTCTACATTGTTATATTCATCTAATTCTGATTCGAAGTTCAGGGTTTGTGCATCTGAACTCAAATCAGTAGTGTTTGCAGGTATAATGTAACTAGTACTTCCAGCTACGTTAGCCGTAGAAGTTCTCATTCCTAAACTATCACCTCCTGTTATTCTTATAGGATAAAACAGTATAGGCTTGCCTATAAATGATTCCTGATTATCATCAGCACACCATCCCCACTGTATATCTGTATCTGTAGCTCCAGAACTATCATTTAAGTCATATAATTTTTCAAACTTCATATGTCCAAATGGAACTGATAAATTAAATGTAGATCCATCTAGTTTTTGATCATCATTATATTTTATAGTACCCCATTCTTTATTGAATAATTGTTCGTGAGTAGCTGCAAAAAATGTTTCTCTACCTTCAAATCTAAAGTCTATTTGTTTATATGGTAAAGAAGTGTTTATTTGAGAT